TGGTGAGGTTCCTTATGGTGACGCAGAAGATCAATCTGTATACTCTGGAACCCTCTCTGAGAACATTCAAAAAGAAGCAAGGGGTGGAGAGTCTGCTACTGGCCAAGATATGGATGGACGAGGCAAAACCTCTCTCCGTCGTGAGTGGCAGAACCTCTACCACTTTGTAAAGGGTGGCAATGATTCTCTCAACAACATTCGTAGAGAGATGATGTTCATCAATCTTCTCCGTGGCCTTCACCCATTGGAGGCAGAAGTCCTTATCCTTATCAAGGACGGAGCACTGGAAACGAAATATAAAATCACTCACCAAAATGTGAAAGATGCATATCCTGATATTCAATGGGGAGGTCGCTCATGACAGCAGCTGTACAAGAACAGGAAGAACAAATGGCAGAGTTTGGCACAGGCAAACCGAATATTAATCCTTCGGACTATAGTTGTCAGATTCTGCAAGAGAAAACAACTCTTGAAGCAGCTAATGACAAGTCACTTCCTAATGATGCGAGACTCATCTGGTATGTTGTAGATGGAGTAGAACATATTGATCTTACTCGCTGTAGAAAGACTGTAGAATTATTTGATATGTACTACGACAAGTATGGCAAAGGTGCAGTTCAGAAGATTGAATTTGGATATGGCACAGTCAATCCCAAGTTGTGGGGATATAAAAAACCTGATGACAAGAAAAAGAAATGAGTGAAGGATTCAAAGGTTTCGCTGATGATCCAACCAAGGATGGTAACATCCGATTCAACATCAATGCAGACGAAATCGATAATATTATTAAGAGTTACAAAAAATTGAAGAAATATCAGAAGTCTTCAATGCACGAAATTGAAAAACTGTCGGGGAACAAAACCAGCATTGACAAACTAGTTGATGAATACGGTATGGATTCTGAAGCATTTGAATGAGTGTATTGACAGATTCATTAAATAGTACTATGATCTCATCATATAATTTCTAATCATGTATAAACCCTATTCACCAGAGTGGCACAGGTATAGATATCTGAAAGAAGCCATTGACAAATACTTGGATGATTATGTTGATAACGATGTTATCCGTAATGACATTCTGAGTATTCTTGGTGATAGATCTGAAGCAGCATACGCTGAATTTAATAAGACTTCAGAATTAGAATCAAAACTCCGCAAGAATTAAAACATGCTATCTACCCAATATAGACTCCGTTTAGAGTCCATTTGTCGGTGCATCGCAAATAAAGAAGAGGTCCCACTAGAGGACATGATCTGGGCAGAGAAACTTGCTAAAGCACATACGCTTGCAAGAGACTGGCTGCAAAAGGCAAGACGCCAAGCATCCCAGGATATTCAAGAGGGTAGTATGGAGGATTTTATGAATAAGATGGGACTAGGAGACCCCGACCCATCTAATTACAAAACGGGGTTTGATGGTGCAGATGAGATTGTAGATTGGTTCAAACAAGATAAACCTGATGACTGGAGGCAGCGTGACTAAATTTTTGATGTTTACAAAAGAATCTTGTGGTCCTTGTGGTCTGGTCAAGAGATATATTACTGCTCTCAACGATCCCCGCGAGAGTGTTATTGAAGAGGTCTATCTTGAAGACGTAAGTGATGTGCCTATTCCTGAAGAGAATCTTACACTCGCTAGGAAGTATGGTGTGACTGCTACTCCTGTTCTTGTTATTACTGATGGTGATGGAGAACTGTTAGAAACTTATATTGGTGGTCTGCCCATCACTCAAAACATTCGTAAGGTCTGGGATAAGTATGAAATTTGAAGAGATCACACCAGAGACTTACGAAAAGATGAATGAAGAATTTGAGGAGGAGGGCCTTGCCTTCCGAATCATTGTTCCAACACAAGAAGAAATCGACAATTGGAGGAAACGTGATTGACAACACATGCGTAGTTTACACAAACGGATCTCAAGAGTGTCAGAGAGTATGTTCTCTGCTTAAACACTTGGGAGGTAAATACCATGAATACCAACTCAACAAACACTTTACACAGAGAGCGTTTGAGGCAGAGTTTGGAGAGGGTGCTGAGTATCCTCAAGTTGCAATCGGTGCCAAGCACATTGGTAGTTTAAAAGAGACCCTTCACTATATGGATGAGAAAGGTATGTTTTTGTAAATTGTATCACAAGTTACAAAAGAACTTGACTATATAATTCATAGGGTTTATAATAACCCATACGTTCATCCAACATGTTAGCACTCCTGCTGGCATTTACCTTTGCCCATCATGATGACGGCAACCCTTACGGGTGGCACATGAGTTGTGAAAGGTTTCTACAAAGACGAACAGAAATCCAGATAGATCCTCATCTTGACCTAAGGTCAAAAAGGAACTTGATAGGATATCTTAAGACTAAAGTAGAGGGTAAATGTGATGGAGTGTATACATAGGACGCAAGTAAGTCGCGGAACGGAGCGTTCATCCCATGTTTGAATTTCTACTTAGTTCATCTATCACCTGTGCAGACGCTGAGACTGTGGTTCTTAGAATCCAGGCTCATGAAAATCTGAAAGCAGAGTGGAAGTTAGAATTAATTGAAACCCTTCAGGATTATACTTCTGAATGTCCATGGGACGCAAACGACTGAAGGAACGGGAAAAAACGGATCCAGCGCAAGCTGAGAAGGTTCAATTTTCACCCTAGTATTTCAGGAGTATCTACAATGAACACCTTAACTCTCATTAAGAAGCAAATCGACAAGGCAGCAGCACTGCACGACGCACAAGTCCTCGTTACTAAGTATCGTGGAGTTGATTGCAAAGTGCATCAGGCAAGTGAGGAAACTCACGGCACCTACTGCTACCGTGGTCGCACTTACGTAAAGTGATATGGGAGCACTACAAGTCGCTGGGATCGTATCCCTTGGTTCTGTAGCATTCCTATCATTGATATACGGAGAGATTAAAGTTCTTTCCAAATAGTTACAGAGAGGGTTAAAAACCCTCTCTTTTTTTGTACTTATGTGTAATTGTTAGAAATGTATATGAAGTTACAAAAACTCGCCTAGATATGATAGGATTGTCAGGAGGGACAAGCTTATGTAACCAAAATCTCCTTTTGGTATGTTGTTATGTCCTTACAATTTAGTATAATGGAGGACATTATGCACAATCTCATTTCACATAATCAGTTAGCGGGTTGGAAACAAAGTGTTGAGCGATTGACAAAAACACTAGACCGTTCCATGGAGGAATCTGATCTCATAAATGATTATTACAATTGTCTTATAGAATGCGACGATGACCAAGCGGTATGTAAAAGAATCTGTAGGAGGATTTTAAGCTAGTCTCAATTCGCTAAGGAGGGTTGACTACCCTCCTTTTTTAATGTAGAATTATATTGCCATAACTTATACTCATGGAACGAGAGAGACTTAAGTTAATCGTAAGGAATCTCAAACTTCTTGTGGAAGCATTAGAGAGTGAAGTATTCTCTGATGTGGATGCATACAAGACAGAAGAAACTTCTGCAAATTACATAACCGATTACGACGAAGTATTTGATGACGATGACGGATACCCTGACTAAACTGATTAGCGTTACACCAGACGCAGAGAAGCACATGGCCTACTGTGCCCGTGTGTCTAATCCCAATAACCAGGAGAATGAAAAGTTCTCTGGTCTGCTCAAGTATTGTGTGAAGCATCAGCACTGGTCGATCTTTGAGCAAGCATTCATGACCTTGGAACTGAATACCACACGCGGTATCGCGGCCCAAGTGCTCCGGCACCGTTCGTTCACATATCAAGAATTTTCACAACGCTATGCTGATTCTTCCCTACTCGCGGAGAAGATCCCTCTACCTGAACTACGCCGTCAAGACACCAAGAATCGTCAGAATTCTATTGATGATATTGACCCGTTTGTCCGTCAAGAGTTCCAGATCAAAATGCAAAAGCACTTTGAAGAGGGAATGAAACTCTATCAGGAGATGCTTGATGCTCAAATCGCAAAGGAGTGTGCCCGGTTTGTATTGCCCCTGGCCTGCCCCACAAGGATCTATATGACGGGCTCTGTAAGGTCATGGATCCATTATATCGATTTGCGCTCTGCAAACGGCACACAGAAGGAGCACATGGACATTGCACTGGGTGCTAAGAAGATCTTTATCGAACAGTTCCCTGCTGTTGCTGAAGCAATGGAGTGGACTTGACACTCCTTAATAAATAGTACATTATGAGATTGTTTTATGGCTACATACCCTGTTATTAACAAGTCAACTGGTGAACAAAAAGATGTAAAACTCAGTGTTCATGAATGGGATCAGTGGAAGATTGATAATCCTGAATGGGAAAGAGACTGGAGCGATCCATCCACCGCACCTGCCTGCGGTGAGATTGGAGAAGTCTACGACAAATTAAAGAAGTCTCATCCAGGTTGGAATGATGTACTTCGTAAAGCATCTAAAGCCCCCAAGTCAAACGTTCGCCCCATCTAATCGCATATGCCAAGAAGAAAGAAGTCTGATCAACCTATTGGTGTAGGATTGACTGCTAAACAGATGAAGAGGAAGAAACCTATCAACAGTGACTTCCTGCGAGACATTGATCCTCTGACTGACAATCAAAAATTATTGTTTGATAGTTATGAAAAAGATCAGAACGTAGTTGCTTATGGTTGTGCTGGTACAGGTAAAACATTTATTACCCTATACAATGCTCTGAATGATGTCCTTAGTGACAATACTCCATATGAAAAGATCTACATTGTCCGTTCTCTGGTTGCTACACGGGAGATTGGTTTTCTTCCTGGAGACCATGAAGATAAATCTTCGCTCTACCAGATCCCATACAAGAACATGGTGAAGTACATGTTCCAGATGCCTAGTGATGCTGACTTTGAGATGCTCTATGCAAATCTCAAAACTCAGGATACAATTAGTTTCTGGAGTACTTCCTTTATCCGTGGTACAACTCTGGACAAAGCAATTATTATTGTTGACGAATTCCAGAACCTTAACTTCCACGAACTTGATTCAATCATTACCCGTGTTGGTGAGGACTCTAAGATTATGTTCTGTGGTGATGCCACACAGACTGACCTTGTAAAAACTAATGAAAGAAATGGCATCATTGACTTTATGACTATTCTTAGAAACATGCCATCTATGGACATCATTGAATTTGGTGTTGAAGATATTGTTCGTTCTGGCCTCTGTAAAGAATATCTACTTGCTAAAATGGATCTTGGTTTATGAATTTTATTCATCATAATTATCTTGGTGACGTTGAACTAACAAAGAAAGAAACACAAGGCATCCGTCTCTATAACTTACCAAATGGAGACTGGGTGCCTTCTATCACGTCTGTAACTTCTTTCTACAACCGACAAGTCTTTGCTAAGTGGAGAGCACGGGTTGGTATTGAAGAAGCAAATCGTATCACCAAGAAGGCCACGTCGCGAGGAACAGACTTCCACGCGGCAACAGAACTCTACATGCTGAACAAAGAGATTAATTGGGAAGAGTTCAAACCTCTGACCAAGATCATGTTTGCTCATGCAAGACCATATCTAGATAAGATAAATAATATACACGCTATAGAAAGGACTCTGTATTCGGAGTACCTTGGCCTTGCTGGTAGGGTTGACTGCATTGGTGAGTACGAAGGAGAACTGGCAGTCATTGACTTTAAGACATCTGAAAAGATCAAACCAGAGAAGTGGTTAGAGAACTACTTTGTTCAGGAGATGTTTTACGCCTCTGCTTACTATGAGATGACTGGCATCTCTGTCAAAAAACTTATCACCATTATGGTTACACCTAGTGGTGAGGTCGAAGTGTTTGACAAACGTAACAAAGAGGACTATATTAAGCTTCTAGTAAGGTATATTAAAGAATTTGTACATCACAATACTGGGGCAAAAGATGGAGAATGATCTGGAAAAGGTCCTAGAGAAAAAGTTTTACTGTCCATCTAGGTTCACACAAGAAATCGAGAACGTTGTTTTAGACAACCCTGAGATGTCGTACATTGATGCGGTAGTATTTTTCTGTGAGAAGAATAATATTGACGTAGAGTCTGTATCAAAACTGATCTCTAAACCTTTGAAGGAAAAGATCAAGGGAGAGGCGATGGAGTTGAACTTCCTGAAGAGAACTACCCGCGCCAAATTACCACTTTAAATCCATTTTACCCCCAAAAAAATCCCGGCAAAAATTTTGACATGAAAGACATTTTAGAAATGAGAAAATTACACGGCGGTTGTCCTGTAATGATTGCTGATATTCCTAGACCGATCATGAAAGAAATTGGTTTATGGACAAAGGAATGTAGAAAGATTAAAGATCATCCTCTAGCAGAACTTAAAGCACATGAGAATGCTGGATATCTGGCCCTGGATGATGTGAAATATAATTCATATCAAGTTTCCGTTCCAAAGCGTCTTATTAATGAATCATTTTGGTTGGCATGGACCGTCAGATTGGCTGCAAAGTATTGGGGAAATGGAAAACCTAACAGAGCTTTTAGACTACGCGACTATCCTGGTCATTTTGATGGGTATGATGTTTGGGCAAACTTTGCATACAAAGGGGATCAAAATCCAAGGCATACTCACAATGGCAATATTTCGGGTGTAATATATTATCAGAACCATGATCATCCAACTGTGTTTGAACAGACTGGTGATGTATATCATGGAAAGAATGGTACAATGGTGATGTTCCCAAGTAATACTCTTCATTATGTTGTTGAACAGAAATCTAATAAAGAAAGAATTACTTATGCGTTTAACCTTGAGATTTTTGAAAAGTGATGCCGTTTGACGCATATAAGCAATACCTCTCTTTGAAGAATCACTTCACCAAAGAGAAGTATGATTACCATAAGTATTGTGGTAAGAGTCGTGCGACCGTTCAATCTTTCTATAAAAGAAAAGACCGTTTCTGGTTTGAGAAACTTGCAAGGAACAAGTCAGATCAAGAGGTGGTTGAATTTTTTGTGTCTAACTTTATCACCTGCACTGATCCAAGTAAGCTTTGGATAGGAGAAATGATACGCGAAGGTGAAGGTAGGTACACTGACTGGAAGAAGAGAACTCAGTCTCTTTCTTACCTATTCAGAGAAGAAGTTGAACGTTTGTTTGCAGACAACAACTTTGATTGTATGTTCGCAAAAGATGGATCACGTCATCCAGAAATCCTCAAGACATATCTAAGAGGTGAAGTATCTATTGAGACGATGGTCATTCTTGATAAGATACTTGGATTCAGACAAGACTTTGATAAGCACTTGTCTGATCCAGTGTGGGAAACCGTAAGTATGAGAATTAAAAAGTATTCTTCTTTCCTACATATAGATGTATTTCGTTATAAAAAAATTCTAAAAGAGATTGTTCTAGGGAGTGTCAAATGAGTTTCTTTGATTCTGAATTCGTTCGTTCTGAGATGGTTGAAATTTCAGAATTACAAGAAGACATTTATGGAAATGTTTTTAAGTTTCCATCGATGAGTAAAGAAGAAAAGATGAAGCATGTTGAGATGTTAGAGAAACTGTTGTCTAAACAGCAGACTCTCTATACTCGATTGAGTTTGTCTGATGATCCCGAAGCAATCGAGATGAAACGACGCATCACTGATTCGGCTGTCCAGATGGGTATGCCGAAAGATGTGGACATGGGTGTTATCTTTAGCAACATGTCTAGTCTCTTGGAATCGATGCGTAAACAGATTGACACTACGGGTTCAGACCTGTAGAATAACGAAGTCCACAAAGGCCAAATCCAACAAATCTAACGAATCCTATGTCTTTCGCAAATCTTAAAAAGCAATCTTCTCTTGGTTCTCTGACCGCCAAACTGGTCAAGGAAGTTGAGAAGCAGAACAATACTGGTGGCGGTGGTGATGACCGCCTGTGGAAACCAGAGATGGATAAGACTGGTAATGGTTACGCTGTAATCCGCTTCCTGCCTGCTCCTGATGGTGAAGACCTCCCTTGGGTCAAACTGTACTCCCACGCCTTCCAGGGACCTGGTGGCTGGTATATTGAGAACTCCCTGACTACCACTGGTGGTAAGGATCCTGTCTCTGAGTACAATCGTGAACTCTGGAACAGCGGTATCGATGCAGACAAAGAAACTGTCCGCAAGCAGAAGCGTAAACTGTCCTTCTATGCCAACATCTATGTTGTGCAGGACAAAGCAAATCCTCAGAACGAAGGTAAAGTCTTCCTCTACAAGTTTGGCAAGAAGATCTTCGACAAGATCATGGAAGCAATGCAACCTGAGTATGAGGATGAGACTGCAATCAATCCCTTTGACTTCTGGCAGGGTGCAAACTTCAAACTGAAGTTGAAGAAGGTTGCAGGTTACTGGAACTATGACTCTTCGGAGTTCGCAGCACCTTCCCCTCTCCTTGATGATGACGATGCCCTTGAGGCACTGTGGAAGAAGCAGTATTCACTGCAGGCACTGGTTGCCCCTGATCAGTTCAAGTCCTATGAGGATCTTGAGAAGCGTCTGAAGATGGTTCTGGGTCAGAAGCAAGCACCTGCTCGCTATGATGAAGAGACTGCTGACGAGGACAATACTCGCGGTAGTTTCACTCCTGACTTCAACGGCCGTGACATCAATCCTATGCCTGCAAGCATGAAGGAAGAACTCAACAATCTGAGTCCTACCAAGTCTGATGCAGACGAAGATGATGCACTGTCCTACTTCCAGAAACTTGCTGAGGAGTGAAGTATAATCAGATCTGCCTCACTTTATTAGTGGTGGCAGCATACTTCAATCTACTGTTTAAGTAGTAAGTCTAATATTATCCGACGACTTCAAGGTTCCGCTGATATAATCAGAGGAACCTTTTTTGTATTTCATTTCTTTCTCAATGTCATCAAGAATGACTGGAAGATATCTTCTCTTCAGAAGAAATATGTTTCTCTTTGCTTCCTCTATTCTAGTTTCATAATCATAGTTGGTTACTTCTACAGTGATGTCTCCAGTATCTACAAATGCTTGTTGAAACTCTTCATAATATGTGTATGAATATCCTTTATCAACAATCTGTCCAGCAGGAACAATTGTTACACCCTGAGTGTTTTTTACTTCTCTTGTTTCATAGTGACGCACAGCATTCGCATTTTGATAAGTTCCATACTTATTGAGAATGAAAGAATCAAAAGTATTTTGTGGCATAGGCCATTCAGTCTGAATGTTTACGATATTGTTTGATACTAATACTATCCAATCATAATCAGATCTACCATAGAACTGATATGCAATGTTATCTGGTCTATCATCTCCTCTGATTTGATATTTTTCAAAGACAGTAGTGTCCTGGAAAATATCTTCCCTTAACTTAATTCTTCTGAATAAGTTTTTTACTCTGACTTGATCTCCAAGTTTAGCATTTGGATTTCTGTCAACGTAATTGAAGTCTGGAATGTAATTGAAGTAACCCATCTTAGAAACCTATGTTTTTGTAATCTTCGCCATAATCGTTATCAAATACTGGTTCAAGTTCTTGGAAAGTTAATGTCATTCCATAACTTGTCATAGAACCATCTGTAAAAGTTGCAAATGGGCCATCAGGAGCATATTGAACCGACATAGAAGTCAAAGCACACTCCTTAAATTTATTCATAAATGGTTGCAGTTCTGCTCCCTTATAATATCCTAAGAAAAATGTATGAGGTGATTTAACAAAGAGAAAGTCTGCTGCTTTCTTTGCACTCATTCCCTGCTTAAGGGTTCTGATAATTTTTTGAATTTCTTTTGCTTCAATATTATCCCTTGGAGATAACTTAAAGTTAAATGTAAATGTTCTCAGTTCTGGACCACTAAAGAGAAGTTCAATATTACTATTGATGACTGCTCCCTGA